ACTACATACACGCCACCCAATTCCCGGGAATTTATTATATGCATGCATAACTCTAAAGTCTTCTTCTAGTATCTGCATGACAGGCGCACGATATTTTGGGTTCCAACATACAAATTCATAATCTTCTGTTGGAGATATAGCATATTCACATAACTCCTTATTTTCTTTAGGCACTAAATACCTCTTATTATTATTAGAAGATAAGGACTTAACCTGAATACCCCACCTTAATCCGTCCTTCCATGCCAATAGATCAAAGATTCCCTTAGAAGCATAGGCACGTTTAACTATCCAGTCACGTTGTTTTAAAAAATCTCTAACCTTATATTCAAAATCTCTGCCAGTTTTATAAGAGTTTTTTTTCTTTATAACCAATCTTCGCCAGCCCAAGCCATAACTTTCATTAGATGATGTTCTGCATCTATGTTCATATCCTCACGCTTCATAGCAACATGTATAGATTCATGTACTATAGTATCTAACAAGTCAACCATAGTCTCATGTGCTGATAAATTAATCCAAGCATTTTGGCTGTCAGTATATGTATCTCCTTTTGAATTATCTGATGGGTTTCTCATACGAAATAAGACCGTATAAGGTTCTTTTCTTACTTCACAGTCGTCACATATATGGAATCGTTTAGTCATGTTAATTAGTACCCTTATTCAGTTCTAAGAAGTTTGCAACTAACTCATCTCTTTTACGAGCCATAGCCTTGATAATTTCTCCACCTTTTACATATTGTTTATTGATTCTATTGTAATTATTAGCTGCTTTTTGTATCTTTGGTTGTAATCTTCTCACTTGTTTCTGTGTCTTTTTAATATCCTTCTCTAGTTTCATTATATTTCTAGTTAATACAAATTTATCATGTTTTATTTGATCCATATTAATAAATAATAAATAGAGGTTATAAACCTTTACCCGTGTTGGTTCAACTTACCATTATAAGCATCGAAAGATACAGTCCAAGTTCCCGGTTTAGAAGTCTTTAATTTATTTCTTTGATCAAACCATTGGTCAACGCCATCTCTAATACCTGTGGTAAAACAGCCAGAGTTAATCAATATCTGTTCTTTAGTATCCCATTTTAGTTTCTTTTGATTCCAGAATAGAGTCTCTGATTCAAATCCCATTGGCTGATGTAAGTGTCCCATCTGATACACATCTGCCTCAACATTAATAGTTAAATTCTCTAATGCTTTCTTGGCATCTCCACTACCCGCACCGTGATTTACAAATAAGGTCTTACGCATCAATGACTTTCCCTTAAACTGTATATCCAAACCAATAAATCCTTTACTACCCAAGAAGGTAGTACCATGATCTCTTTTACACCAACGTTTCATTTCACCTTCTTCCATTACTCTAGAGTTAAATTCATGATTACCCCATTGTTCATACCATATCTTTTCCATACCACATTTTTTATATCTATCTTGCTCTACAAATAGTTCCTCAAAGAATTCGTCAAAAGAATCCATCTGTTCTGATTTAGTAGCCATTCTAACTGACTCGTCTTTGAATCTAGGATCTTTGGGTAATATTAAATCTAATTGATCCCCACCGAAGGACGTAAACCGATAGGGATCGTCGAGAATTCTGTTGAGTGAATTCAGTGCAGTATCTTCTTGCCAATTTTCGTTACCCATGTGAAAATCTGTTATAACTTCCCAGTGTACAATAGTATCAATCTTATCTAACTCTATAATAATCTGTTTACTAAACATATATTGTGTATATAATAAGGCTTATTTAAGTGTTACTTTTCGTAGTGTTTTTACAAATTTTAGTTTAGGTAATTCAGGCACCTTAATATATCCATATTTATCAGCACATTCTTTTTCAGTTATACCTTCTTTACGTGATATGTCCCAAGGTATTCTCTTATTATATCTTACACCATTTAATGTATAATGATATTTCTTACCTGTCTGTCCTATATATTTCCAACTGTTAGCCTTATACACAGTACCAGTATGTCCCTCTGTCTGATCAGCATAGGTAACTAAGGCTTTAATTTTGGGATACTTTTGTTTTAATATACTAATAGACTTTGACATAAAATAAGTCCTTGGACATTCACATTCATCTAATACAACCATACGTAAAAATTCCATTACTGTTTTTTCAGTTGCACCTTCATATATACTTTGTGCTACAAGCCTACCTGAACACTGACCAAACGTTATAACCCCTTGTAGAGTTGAATTACCCACCCTATACAACCCAAGTATAATACTAGCTTTACCAAAGGCTTGAGTATAATGATGTTTAATTACAAAAGGTTTTGCTATATATCGATCTATTCTTACTACTATATAATCCAATTAATCTACAACCAACTTCTTTATAAGGGTTTCTAATAGATCAAAGTCCTCAATAGGTATGGATCTAATAGTTAGATTTTTATTATATACTTGTAAGACCTTACGTATATACCTATGTATAAGATCAAAATCATGATCAGTAATATTATCTGCTTCTAAATAAAACATTCTATTTTTCATAGGTTGTGTCCCTCAAAGTGTCCATAACATCTGCATCTACGAACTTAACGTCCATTTTATTTGTAATAAGAATACGCATATTGTCAGGTAATCCAAGTTTTTTTAATTCATTAGCCAACTTATCTTTCTTTGTATTGTCCCAATCTTGAGGCACATTAACTATTATATCTTCATACATGTAACATCTCTCCATTTATACTTATTAAACCATTATCTTTATACATACCACAATTAGAACAAAAATCACGCATTGGTAATATAAAATTACCTACTGTAATAAATCCAGATATTTCTGTGAACCCAAATAGTTCAGACTTTTTACCCTTACGTGTTTTTTTCCAGTCAGTAATCTCTTTAAAGTTACCAAAGTTATTATTAATACACCATTGTTCTATACCGTTTATCTTCTTCCTTATTGCATCTTTTTCATCAGGTGGTGCTTTACCAAGTTCAGTCCATAGATCTGCTAACTTTCCCATATTACAATCCCCTCTGTAGTATTTCGTTTCTCTTTAATACAATTTTTATGCCATCTTTCGTGTACTGGTTTCCTTAATTCAAAATCATCTTTGAACACAATACCACATAGGTTACATCTAATCATTTTGATAACCTCTTTAATCTACGTTTCTCTTTACGTTTTTCATATAATTCTTCTCTATGTTCCTCTCTATATTTTTTACCATAATCTAATATATTATCTTTATTATTTAAATAATATTTTCTAATGGTAATTTTTTGTGATTCTTTGTTATTATGATACCATATATTATTACTGGTTTTAACCTTTTCTTTATTATTTTGATACCAAATCTTCTCTCTATATCTTCTTGCTATTACTTTATGCTTATCACAAAATTTTGTCATACCAAGTCCACTCCATCTATAATCAAACATTTCTCTGCATGAACCCCATTGACACATTCTATCTTTAAATCTTGACATACTATACTATAGTATAATCCCCTATATAATGCTTTCCAATGTGTTTGGTGCTGTCATGTTTAAACGTTCATGTTCTTCTTTAGAATCTGCACCAAATGAATCCAATGATGCTTGATACAAATCTATTGCTTGTTGTGCATGTAATCGTGTAACTTTATCTGATAATGATAATTTAGCAAAGGCATAAGATCCACGTAATATATCTCTAAAGGTTCTTGTATCTATGTTTAGAATCCCCCTGTTTTTAGTAATCTTACGTAAGGCTTTAAAGTTTTCATGTATAAATCTGAACACACCCTCATCAAATTTTGGATCTAAGGTGTTAGCATAGTTTAGAAATTTTATCAGGTCGCTAGTTGATAGTAAATTTTCTTTCTCAATATAAGCCTCTATACCATTGTCATTTATATAACCCATAGCATCATATTTATTATCTTCCATCTCATCTGTAAAATCATTTAACAGTAAGAAAACATATCCAAACCTTGCTATAAATGAAGCAGGCATGTTAATGTTTTGCATTACTGTCTTGCTTGTTTCCCAGTTAGATTTTACAGGGTTAGCTGCTCCCATGATTTTTGTACGTGCTGGCATAGTAATATTGATACCTACCTTATTTAAATGGGCTACCTGTGATTCCATAACATCATGTAAAGATGATTGATCTTCTGGGCGCATCTTATCTAACTCATCTATACAAACGTATGAACCATTAGCCAATATCACCGGACCAAATTTTGCCATTCTTGTACCGTCTGATAGATTATCTACACCCATTACCATGCCTGCTGAACTACTTGATCTACCTGAAATCTTAAATGATCTCTTGTCAAGTTCCTTTAACTTATCTAAAATAGCAGATTTTCCAGTAGATGGATCACCAACAAATAATACTGACATGTCCCATCTTTCCCCATCTTTTTTACCACCTGATAAATATGCAATAATGGAAGCCAGTTTTATATTAGTCCTATGTATAACATGAGGTGCTAAACTTTCTATTACTTTGGTTTGATTAATCTCTTTAAATATAGATATTTCCAACGCTGTTGGCTGTTCATCTGTCTTCTCATCTAAACATCTAATTTGTATAACATCTAATACAAACTCATCATCATTCTTTTTAGAGTCTACTGTAGTTAATACCCTTGATACTATCCTATATTTTTTGCCTGCGTTTAATTGTATTCTAGCATTACCACCTGTAAGATGTGCCTTTATACTACGTGGGTTTACACTACCTGAATCCGTAGGCTCTTGGAACATTACCTTTTTTAGATCCCCAGTGATTCTATTATCTCTGTTATATTTTAATGCAATATTATGTTCTTCACACATACCAAATGTATCTTTGGAATAAATCTCTTTGTAATCATCTACATACATTGTATGTGTTGACCTACAATTTCTTTCAGGACAACTATATATCTTCTCTATATTATATATAGATTGCTCTGATAACTGAACAAGAATACATTCTGTCATTATTAAATCATTTATATGATGTGCATTGATATTAGCAAATGGTGTTATTTTATTTTCACATTCTTCTGCAACTACCTTATCTCCTTGCATTTCTATTACACGTACTAACATTTCTGGGTGCTTTGATTTACATAAACTTACCATATCTAAACTCTTATTACATTGACAACTATCTGATTTGCAGTACCATAGGTTTTTAATAGTTTTAAAATCTGGCATATATATTAGATATAATGAGCTCTATATAAACTTTGATAATATCACTGACTTCCCATGATTTTAATAGATTTAATATAATATATAATTAGTGATATATAAATATATAACAATACATATATAATATAAAAAATAAAAAAATGCTTTTACGATTCTGTGGGAAACCAGTAATATTATTTAGTAAAGTTTATATTACAGTGTTTATTATAATATGTGTGGTTTACACATGTAAAGATGAATGTAGATATTGTTCTTCTGAAAAGAGAGCTATGGTTAATATTAAACCAAGTATTGCATACGTGGTCGCAAACAGATGTAGTATATGTAGTGAATCAGATGAATCAATTTGGTACCTAAAATGGAAAAATTCTTGCCCCTGCTGTGGGACTACATTACGTCGTAAATCAAAACATAGTCTAGGCAGAGAAAAGATTACTAAGATCTTAAACTCTACCTAGTTAAAACTATTCGGTAGCCAACCACCTTGTCGCGTAAATAACCCAACAAGCATCATACTGCAATAATAAAATGTATATCTAAATATGGTGGTTTATTCTCGTGTGCTGAACTTGCTGATGCCGCAGAGGAATCATTAACTGTTAATCCTGTAGTACTACTAGTTGTATCTTGATAAGCTCCTGTTGGTGTTGAGCCACCACCGCCCTGTGATGCACCATTACCTTTAGCAGAACCGTGAATGTGTCCCGGATCTGTTACACCGTGACCGTGTGCTGTAGTACCTGATTCTGATGATGTTAATGTATGTGTTGATTCTCCACCTGTTCCACCTCGTCCAGCATCATTGGTTGCGGCTCTAGGAAACTTATTAGTTGTTACAAAGTCAGGTACATTAAAGGTGGTTGCTCCATCTCCTACTCCATACTCTGTATCTAATACTGCAAAGAGTTGAGCGTATGTAGTTCTTGATACGGCTGTTCCATTACATAATAACCAGCCATTAGGAATATCTGCAACTGCTCCTGCATACATATTTACAGTACCAACTGGAATATCAGCACCTTCCCATATAGGTGTTCCTTCTGTTCCTTTATTGAAATACATACGTTCTAAATCAGTACGCCAAAATAATCTTGTTACATTATATGTAGATGGAAATGAAGTACCTTGTCCATAAGTTGTTGCATTTAAACTATCATTAGATACAACGTGATTAGCCCAGTCTGCAGTAATAGGTGCCGCCATGATTAAAGAGTACCATTCTCTTGTAACTCGTTAATCTGAACAACAAATAAATCTCCAGCACTTAGTACAAAGTCAGTTGATACAACCCTTGCATGACATTTTGTAGTTCCAGTTGAAGCCCAATGTATTCCTGATTCTTTTATTGTAACTGGCACTGAATCAAATGATGTATCGTCCCATAACATACCTAACTTCATAGTCTGATTAACTCTAGTTCTAGATCCAACTGTACTGAATTGTTTTCTAGTATAGGCGGTATCTGTGAATTCTGTTTGTAAATCTGTTTGTGATTCTGCTTCTGCGGTTGCTGATGTTCCTATGGAACTATAATCCAAGTCAGTAGATACTGCGCCTATATCCCTATCAATAGATTCCTTGATACCCTGCAATAATATGACATTATTAAGGGATTCAAATTTCTTTGGTCTAACTGTAGTATTTAATCCGCTCTGTAGGTCGTTGAGATTTTCATTTAGTAATTGTTCGTTCTGCTCGATTACCTTAGATGGATTAATAGTAACTTGACCAGCGTTCCATGAGGTAAATCCCCAGTGGTCTTTATGTAATTTAATATGATGTGATAAATCTTCTGCTTCTGATTTTAGAAATTCACCCTGCATATCATAATTAGTTAATTCATATAACAAGTCAGCATCAGATTGTCTATTGATTGACATAATATATACTTCTTTTGATAATAATACAAGAAGTAATGATATGAATCTTATTAATCGTCATGGTAGATTTAAGGACTTGTCTAAAATAGATAGATCATTAGAGAGTATGGAATCATTAAATGAATTAATCATATTATATAAGCAAGATATCGATACCAAATTAGATACTATCACCCCAAATAAGACCTTACAAAGTCAGATCAAAGCAGAACTTGGTATATATTAAAGTATATAATTTAGCTAGCCTTAAACTCTCCAGATGATGCATTAGGTGTTGCTCTTTCATCTCCTACAAATGATATAGTAGTTATCTCTGTGCCTGTATCTGTTCCGTCTAATTCTAAATTAAGACTATCTTCTGTTAATAATATAACACCTGTCTCATCTAATAATGTGTCATCATCATCATCTGTATTTAACAAGCCGTCATAATTATCTGTAATCCAAGACGAATCTACTTCTATATTCATTAAGGATATATGTGACATTCGTGTGCCATTTTTTACTCTAGCCATTTATAATTCTCTCACTTCTTAAAGTATGTTTATTTCCTTGTTTATCTGTCCAAGTTTGAAGTGTTATATAATTTCTACATTCATCACAGTATCTCATTTTATCATCAGAGTCTACAATATCTCTTATATTACCATTAAACTCATCGGCTCTTA